TACCTGTTACGTTACCTGTCACATTGCCTGTTAGATTGCCAACAAATGTCGGCCCGGTAACTGTGCCTGTAAATGTAGGGCTTGCTATTGGCGCTTTAGTGTTAGTTAGGTTTTCGTTAGTTTTAACTTGCGCATCAATCGCTATTTGCGTGTTGTTTAAATCACCGCCCCATGTGTCTTGTGCAGTATTCGGTAGGTTGTATGTCCAACCATAGTTTGTTGTTGTAGGCATATCAATAGTATCCCGCTGTTGCGTTTATCATTTGTGGTTTAGTTCCTGACATTCTGCGCTTGTCCTGATCGTTTAATGCTCTAACAGCATCTTCAAACAAACTAGCCCAGACAGGTAATCTGCTGTCATCATTTAAAAATGGTGCAGCGTGTAATAATGTACCGTATAAATATATTTGCGGTGATTTACTTAATAACCAATTTGTATCTACATCATTTACTAAAGGCGTTACTTCAGCCAAATACCTCATAATACCAATAGTAGCATCCGGGGGAAATGGATAGAATAATAGTTTAGTGCCTTGTATAGAATAAAACCTTGGTATACCTGAGTCAGCGCCTATGCCATCCAATGAGTTATGCGGTACATACTGCAATGGATATTCAGAGCTTTTCATCTGTATATTACGCATCTCTAAAAAGTTTGTGGGCAATGTTGTTTGACCTACGTTTATAGTAAACTCAGTGTATTCTTCCATCTCGGATACATTGACTTTGCGGTTTACGCTTTCTTCATTCATTTTAATGAAATTAGGTATTTGTGCAGTCAAATCAGTACGATTTAACGTGTCATTTATAACTGTCTTTAATTCGCCTAGATTTGCAAATGCCATAACTACACCTTAAACTGCGCTACTCGCAATGCTTGAAATTCATTACTGTTTAATTTTTCTACAACTTTAGGCCAATGGTCTTGATTAAACACATCAATGCCTTCTGTTGCTTTCCAATGCTGTATAAGCCCTAATGGTATTGTGCCAACTTTAACTAAATCAGCTTTGCCTAATGTGCCTTTAGCATCATATTGTTGCCGCTTGTTGCTATCTAGTATTTTAGTGACATCTTGTTCTGTTTTTACATACATTTCATCAGTTGTGTTATCAACTGCGAGGCTGTGCTTAATGCCTGTAGCTGCATCATATGAAAATGGTTTAAAACTACTCATGTTAATCTCTTGCAACAACTAGGTCGTTATTCTCTAACAGTTTAGCCTGTTTTGCGTCTGTTTTAAAGATATCGCCTTTTTTATAACATAACTCAGTACCATCTGCGCTTGTTTTGCCTGTTCTTATTTGTGCTATGCTGCCCTTTTTAGTAACTATACACTCAACGCGATCATCTTTTACTTTAGCTTTAATTTTTGGTGCTGCTTTTGCCTTTGGCATATCTTTCTCCTGTATATGTAGGGGCTGGCAAATGCCAACCCCCGGTGTTTACCTAATACTAGGTTAAGTCTGCGGCTACGCCTAGACCTTTTTCGTTCTTCACGATAAGTGTCATATCACCAAGGATTTGACCTTTTTCGTTGTCACCAGTTTTGGATAGTTCTTCATAACGTGGTGAGCGCAATGTACCTAAAGTACACATGGATGGGTCTACGAATAGAGCATCGCGTGTTAGGCCATACTGTACTGGTATTATAGTCATTTTGCCATGATTAGACAGATAAACGTCTGCACCGCCAACAACTACGCCTTCATCTAATCCGTTGATTTCATAACGGTTAGCTGCAAGTCCAGCAAATCCTGAGAATGTAGCTTTGTGAGCAGCACTCATGTAGATTTGTGAGAATGTAGCGCCATTGTTAAATCCAGATTGAATTACGGCATCCATGATGTCTTTAGTGAAAGTACGCTGTGTACCATTTGTAGCAGCAGCACAATCTGTTCCGCTATATCCACCATTAGCACCATTTGTACCACGCGATACGTTTGAGGTTGCCCAGGCTAATGCACCAGCAGCCTTACGCCCAGTTGAACCTGATTCTTCAGATGAAGCAAAGTTACCAATAAAACGTGCTTCAAAGTCACGCTTTAGCTCGATACCTTTAATAAGCTTTTGTCTAGCCATTTCTGACGCTACGCCAGCTGAGTCAACAGCTTCTTGTATGCCAGCTACAACTACCGCACGCTTTTTAGTTTGTACGCGGTTAGCAACACGAGTTCTTGTGTTAGCTTCGAATGATGTAGTATCATCACCATCAACTTGTGCTGAAGCAGCATCTGGAGTTGCTAGTGTTTCTGTTTGCCACTCATGTCTTGTAGCAGTAACTTTTACGCCGCCGCCTTTAATGTTTGAGCAAAATGGTGTTTTCTCAGGAGCAACGCGCTCAATGAGGTTTGATAGGTCTTCTCTGTTGCCAGCAACACCTGCTGGTACGATTGTGTTTGTTGGTGCAGCCATCTTAATATCTCCTGTTGATAGCTAACTCGATAACAATAACGCTACAGCATCATCTAATGAATTAGATTTGTGGAAGCGCTTTGCAGCACGAGCTTTTCTTAATGAATTTGCATTGCCTGCTGATTTGCCTTTTGACTTGATTGCCTTGGGCACAGGTTTTGCGCTAGTTTTTGAAAGTTTCTTCTGACTATCCCGGTATTTAATACCATCATAGGCCAGAGCTAACATTCCGGGTTTTGCAAATCTGAGTTCTTCAGGTGTCGCGCCAAGTGATAACAACGTCTTAGTCAATGTTTGTTGTATCTCTGGGCCTTTCACAACATCTAATAAATCTGGGAATAACTTAGGTGCATTTGCAAAGTTTTCTTGCAATATCTGTTGCTCATATTCTTTTTGCGCAGTGACCGATGATTCTTTGTGAACCTCTAAGGCTTGCGACTCAGCTTCAAACAACGCTTTGTTTTGCAAGTATTCAGATGGGTTTCTTTGTGACATCTCTACCCAGTTTACATCTTTCCAACGCTGATCGAATAATCTATCCAACGTAGCTGTTTCAGTATGCACTGACTCAATTACATTGTGTAGTTCTTCCATGCGCTGTACTGATTGCTTGGTAGCTTCAGCCGCAGCTTGTTGCGCTCTAGTTGTTTCAGCTTGTGACCGCTTAACCTCATCTGCAATAACAGATTGTGCTTCAGCAGGCAGTGATGAGAAAACATCTTTTGCGCCATCTGTCCAGAATTGGGGTGCATCGATTGACGGTACATCTTCTTCCGCTTCAACTTCCTCAACTTCTTCATCTTCAAGGTTGACCTCGCTATCGTCAGGCTCCTCGTCGGCATCGATGGTTTCTGGTTCACCATCTAGTTCAGTATCTTCTGTCTCTACTTCCTCTACAGCATTTGTAGTTTCTGCTTCTTCAGGCTTTGGCGGTTCTAACTGTGTTAGCTCGCTTACGGCTTGGTCGATACTTAAGGGGGCTTCATTACTCATTTCTTAGACTCCTTCTTGGTTGATCTTATGAGTGTCAATGTAGTTGTTTAGTTTACGTGGTATCTCGCGGCACACATTGATAAGCGCTATGAGTTCACGTCTTTTATGTTCTTCCTCTGGTTTAGTTTTCAGCAAGTTTTCCATTGCTGTTTCTTCCATGTTTTTTAATGCTGCCGTTGTCAGCTTTAATTCACGTTTTGCTACTACTGCATGCGCACTTGCTTCTGCTTTGTCCTTTTTGGTCATGTAATTAAACTACCTCCCGGTCTAAATGATGACATCTTTTCTTTCATTTGTAGTTCATATTTGCGCATCTCAATAGCCAGTGCTGTTTCACGCTCTAGCTTATCACGCTCAATAGCATCAGCTTGCGCTAACTTTTCACGTTCCAACTGCATTCTGCTGTCTATCTCGTATTTTTTAAGTTCCATCTCTTGCTGTTTAGCTTGCGCATCAGCTTGTGCTTTAACTTGTGCATCAGTTGGTGGTGGTGGCCCATCTTTAGGCATTTCTTGTGGTGCAGGGAAGTAAAGCTCTGGCGCTTTCATACCAGCTTTCTCTGCAAACCTAACTAAAGCAGCGTGTATGCTTTGCGGTGTTGCTAGTGAGCCTTCTGGCGCACCGCCTTGTTGCTGCACAATTTGTGCCTGTAAGTTGATAACTTCACGCGCTAACATAGCCTCTTGTCGTTTACCGCCAGCGCCAACACCAATCTCAATAGTCATGTCGTTACGTCTGCCCCATTTTGTAGGGTCTACTTGTGTCCATTTACCTCTAAGCCTTACATAATCAGCTTCTGTTGCATATTCTTTGATCAAGCAATGTATGCCTAGCATCATATCCTTTATGCCGCCTTCAGCAAAGATACGTGCCATAAGTCTTGTACGTTTCTTGCCCTCAGAAAGCATTGTAAGCGCTCCTGATGCAGTATCGTGCAATGTGTCAGCTTTCATACCTGTTTCACCGCGCATTATACCTGTGCGGCGCTCTGCCATGACATTTGCTGTTTCTAATGCAGACAAATAATCAAAACCACTGCCAGCCAGTCTTACAGGTCTTACGGCACCGCCATTGCGTGATCGTATCGGCGCACCGGGCGTATTGTTAAGCAAATCAGATATAGTGTTTTCGTTTGCACCATCTTCTGATACTTCCATGCGTTGATTAAGGCTAAATGACAATTCATCTAGCATATGACGTTGTATGCCTGTTTTTACACGTTGTACTTCAATAAGCTTGTCAGCTAATGATAACCCATAAAACCTGTGCGGCATTGGGTACGGGCAAATGCTTGAGTATTGTATGTATTGTGCATCTTCAACACTTAAAACTGTCGTGCTGTCATAATCTGTAATTAATCGTTTTATCTGGCCTTCAACGCGTATGTAATGCTCAAGTATTGTGACTTGCTGCATTGGGCCTATGCTGTTGCTATAGTTATCATTAATAGTATCAACATCTCTAGCATCAGCTATGGTTTCATTGTCCATAGCGTCAACATTAGTTAGGTTGTTTACCTTCTCCGGGTCATAACCCTTGTCTAGAAGCTCCTGTTTTCGTGTTTCAATTTGTGCAACGCAATAAGCTGCATCTCTAAGCCTTACTGTATCTCTGCCAACAGCAAAGCGCTCGCTTGGAATTGTTTCAACTTTGACCTGTCCTTTAGTTATCTCTTTACTAAATACAGCGCCTGTTATCAATATCTCATCTTCACCGATTTCCTCTACAACGCCTTCCGTTAATTGATAACCTTGATCTAGCAAAGTCATGTAGCCAAGGCCATCTAGTTGATCAAAGTTTTTAGTGTCTAAGTACGTATCTTCTTCCCAGTACCAACGGAATATACCTGTCTTTAGTAACAGCGCTTCTTTAATGCCATCATATAATATTTGGAAGCCGTTGTTTTGCTCAAAGAAAACATGATTAATATAATCTGTTTCTTGCTGCGCAGCTTCCTCATCTTCAATGCCTACAGGTTGAAACACAGCAACATCTTCCCCGGATAGTACATCAACCAAGTCAGGCAACACTGCCTCAATGTTATCTGCTATGTCTGTGCTTACAGTCTTACTACGCTGTCCAAATACAGATACATCAAATACATCTCCATTGTAGTAACGCAGCGCTATTTCTCTTGATGACGTTAAATCGCTATCATGTGACATACCAATGCTTTGTGAAAACTCAGCACGTACCATTGACAGCAAATCATCATTGCCAGCATCATCAACACCGCTTGCAGTGTTATTTGAATCATCTACGCCTAAATCGTTATCATATTTTAGCATATTATATTGCACTTCCGTAATTAGGCATTACCAACGGCTTTGCCTTCTTTATTTTAAATTTATCTGACATTAGCGCCATTAACCCAAAGCTGTCAGCATCATGTGATGACCAATCGTGGTTTGGCCCTAGTCCTACATCTCTACCATCTGATGGTCTTTTTTCGTGATACCATCCTAATGCAGCACGCCCGGCTTCTGTCTTATCTTTTACAAACTTACATTTAGGCAATATGCGTCTTACGGCTTCTACACGTTGCATCGCTGCGCCCTTGCCTTGGTTTGGCAATGGTTTTAACACCTCAAACCCACCATCTCTCCAGTGATCTTCTACTCTTTTACCTGTCCAGCTGTTCTCGTTTACACCATCATGAGGTAGCTGCATTATAGCGTGTGGCCATCGTCTACGCATCTCATTGATGTGATAACTTAGCACCTGACCTTGTGCTATGTAATGATCTAGCACGTTTATCCAATCACCTACAAATTGAGCCAACCAAATAGTATAACTATCAGCTTTAGCGCCAGAGCCACCAATATCGTGAAAACCATATACAGGCAATGCCGGGTCTATTGGTAACATATCAACTATGCGGCCTTCACGTTTGGCGTTAGCTAGTAACTTACTAAAATACGCACCTTCATGCACACTGGCATAGTCACCTTCCCAAATCCATTCATAGCTGTCTGGTCGTTTTTCTTGATCTTCTAATCTTTGGCTAGCTAACCGGGTTCTATTAAACCAAGGGTTATCTTTCCAATTCATTTCAACTATTTTACTGCCAGCTGGCGGTGTTAGTCTAAAACGCCTATCTGTTGCGCTGTTCTTTCTCTCAGGGTTCCACGTTACCCAAACCTCTGAATCGACTTCACGTATTGTAGGTAATAACTTTGCCCAGGCTAACTCACTAACAGGTTCAGCTTCATCTACCCAGCACAGCATAATACGCGCTTTTGACTTAATGCTTTCAAGATTATGCCTTAATCCAGCAAACGTGTAATCTATTCTACCGGGCAAATGGTCTGCTGTTCTTATAAACTTTTCACCAACATCGTAGCAGCTAGTTAGCCATTTATTACCAAGTATTGCAGCTTTTACCTCTGCCAGTGATGAGTCATCAAGTGAGTTTAAATGTTCTCGGCAACACAGTATCTGTCCACTATTACCTTCACTTGCCCAGATAGCACCTCTAACAGCGCTCATCATAGCAAAGCTGCGTGTTTTAGCACTACCTCTGCCGCCATAAGCACCGCGCACTTCTGCATCACCCTCAAATATAGGTATTAGTTTTGCTGGTAACTCTAAGTTAAGTGTCGTCATTGTCTGGCGCTACTAACTCTATGCGTGTAACAACTTTAAACGGCTCACCACTGTCATCATTAGCCATTTGCATTGGTAGCACTTTCCCTAGCAATCCCATAAATGCAGTTGGGTTGTCTAATGCTCGATCTGTTAAATACTTAACCATACCATCCTCTTGATTACCACCAGCTCTTTGTGCAGCAGTTAATATAGCATCTTTAAGTAGTGCAGTTTGCTTATTAGGTACGCCTTTTTTGCGACCACCTGTTTTTTTACGTTTAGCTATTTCTGCCATGTTTCTACTTTTATCTACTTTAGACTTTTTCTTATGTTTTATGGTTGGTTAATATCTACGCTTTTTTACTGTTTTGCGTTTATATGTGCCTTTTTTCATGCAGCGTTTTTTATTCTGACACGTTACCGGGGATGTACAGGATTTACATAAAACCATTTTTTAAAAACTCCTATTATTCAAAAGCATAGCAAGCCTTACTGCTGAAATGCGTACAGCTAGGGGGCGAGGCTACCTTGGTACGCGCGGCCCGATCTAACGTATATTTACTATATATGGGGTTTTGTGTCAATATAGCAACACATATTGTGTTTATATCACACCTTTATACTATCAATCATAGCTGTTACTTTCCGGGTACTAGACAAAAACTCCATTAATAAATCTATCTGGTCGTTCATTTGCCTGTCTACTGTTAGGTCTATGCCTTGTAATGGCCCAGCTTTAAACCTTACCTTTTGCCCTTTAACAAATCTTGGCGCACTATAATCAATTTTACGCTGCCTGTTTTTGCCTGTGTGTACGTTAGGTATGTAGCCTGTAGGGTAAGCAACACGTAATGAAGCAATGACATCATCTTTTATGTGATACAAATCACTATCATCTTTCATAATGATACCATAAATATCATTACACTTTTGCGTTGCAATAGATAACTTTGGCAAGTCTGTACGTATATCTATGTTAAAAAACAAATAACCTGTAAACACCGGGACAATATATGTTGTTCTTTGCCTAGCCTTTTTTTGTGCATGACTTGATCTTAATGTGCGTGTGTCAAATGGCGTATAACAATCAATACCTTCTTTATCTAAAAAGTCATGTATGGACAGCTCTCTATTAGTTCTAGTTTTAAGTATGTGCCAGCTAGTCATTGCTTTTATCTTCTGGCACTATATCTACTTCAAAACTACAAGTCTTTTTCATGTTTAATGCTTGCCTTAAAGTGCCCCGGTATCTGTAGCGTTTTTGTATTGTCACAGTTTTACCTGACATATGTAGCCAACCATCACCGCTTGTTGTTCTTAAATAAAAACCTTTACCAGGTTTTGCAAACGATGCTGTGACCAGATTATCTTCTAACTCAGTAACTGTGTTAAAACCTAGCCTTTTGATAAATTTATCTGTCCATTGAATATTTACCACATTGTTGTTTTTATTGCGTTTGGGGAAGCTTGTAGGGCTGTGCTTTCTCATTTTTACGAAAGTCTTGTCGCCCATTTTTAGTGTTTTTATTATAGCCGCAACAGCGTAGCCATCATACCAGAGCTTGCTTGCTTTATGTATGGTAACAGGGTCTTTATAACGTGTGATCTGCACAGGCTTTGCAGCTACTAATTTTATTTTTTTATTATTAGGTCTGTGCATCTGATTATAACCGCGTTTGGGTAATATATGCCTGTTTCTGTATGCAAATAATTGCAACGCATGATAAGTACAGCCTAATCTTTCAGCAATTTGATGTGTGTTTAATTCTGCATTAGCCCATAACTTAGCAGCTAACTCTTTTTTACTGTCTGACCAATGCTTTGCCATTATCAGTGCTGTGTTTTGTCTGCTGTTTGTATATCAGTAAACGTAACATTTTCATGCAGTATGTAGGCTAATATGTTAGCAAAGCTTTGTGATGGCGTTTCTTCCTCACCTTCCACCGGGGCAGTAGTTGTAGCTTGCACACTAAAAACACCGCCTAAAACACTGCCGTCATCCAATACAACAACAGCATCAGTTCCTGTGACCTCTACATACTGTATATATCTTTTGACAGTGTTATCCATATGCCAAGACTAGCTAAATTAAACCATAAAGCAAGATAGTTACTATAAAAATTATTATGCTTTTTTTAGCAAAATGCACCGAAAAACTATTTGGTTTACTATAACTATGCTTACCTTTATACATGATTAATACTCTGTTTCTTCGGTTGCGTACATACCGCCTAACTGCCTGTCAATTTTACGCTCTAATATTTTCCACTCACGTTCTTGCAAGCCTTCAGCATCTATCTTATCCAAAACATCGTCTATCTGTTTTGTCGTCATTGAATCAAGTAGCCTGTACATCATAGTTTCCATATCAAATGGCAAGCCTTCAAACTCACCGTATACATCGTTATACTCTCTTAACTCTTCTTCTGTCATTGCTGCTGTGCTAATCATTCTAACCTACCCATACTATTGCTGTTGCTGTAAATAATAAAACAAATGTAGAAAGCACTACAAAATTACATAAATCACGTAATACTTTTTTGCCCTCTGCAATCGCCTCTGCTTTTTCTTGTTTATCCATTAGATCAAAATCTAAATAAATAAATTCATATTGTATTTGTTTGCTCATCATTAATCCTCATAAACATTTAAGACACCTGCATTTTGCCATTCTGCATATAAACCATATTTTTCAAGCACATTTGTAATGATTGGGTTAATGCCAAACTCCCAACTAACAGGTGTATAATCTTCATAGTAATCAGCCCAACAAGTGTCGTAATTATCTTCACCTGAAATTCTAAAAGTATCTTCACCGTTCCAACCACCTAATCTCACAGGCGCTTTTAGTTCTTTTAGCTCTTTGTATGCTTTTTTAAATTTATTTTTCATTTTTAATCCTTTGTTTTGTTAGCTTGTTTGTCAAGTGTGCAGGGGCTTGCGCCCCTGTTAGTCTATTTACCACGACTTTTATCTATTTCTTTTTGTATAAAAAACCACTCTAACTTAGTAATTGCATCTAACAATTTATTATTGTTTCTAGCCTGTTCAGCTATTACATTTTTTATTGCCTTTGTGTTAGTAGGAGGAAAACTTAATGTGGCTTCGTCTATGAGCAATTTAGCATTAACGCAACCTTGAACAAGGTCTTTTATGTGATTTTGCATACTTGCAAGCTCACGTGCTTTTTCACGCAAATCCTGTTGTTGCTTCAATAATTGTAAATCATCTTGCTCAGTTAGTTTAAATCTATTTATTTTTGTATGTGTCATGTTAAATCCTTTGTTTTTGTCTATACACACAATATGGGGATTTTTTTTACATAATCAAGTGTTAAATGTATTTTTTTTACGTTTATTTTATAGACCTCATAGTTTCTATGGCATCTTTAGCTAAAAAACTTTTACTGTTTATTTCAAAGTTCTTTAACTTCCGTATCTCTTGCGCCTTTAATTTATTGAATGACGTACCGCACCTGGACAATGTCGAGCTGACGCTCTCAGGGGTAGTGTTACAAGCAAACGCTATTTGCTTTAAACCTAGCCAAGGTGTTCTATAAACTTCTTCATGTATTTTGTTAATAAGCATTATATCAACTCCAGCACTGACTTAGCTTTTAAATATAAGCTTTTGCGTCTTACATACTCAGGCTTGACTGACTCCATAAGTACACCAGCCGATCTAGGTGCAAAGCTTTGACTTGATTTGCGCCAATTCACGCAAGCTTGATGTATCAAATCTTCTGGATAGTCTTTCATGTCAGCAATCCACTCCCGGTCTAATTGCTTTTGTAGCTCAGGAGGCCTTGCAACTTCATAGTATCTGCTTTCAAGCAATTCAATGCAGCCTAATATAGTTTTAGCGTTAGCTGGCTGTAATGTAGAAAGATAATGCTCTTTGACTTTCTCTATATTTTTCTTTTGCGCAGCTGCAATTAGTTTGTCTTGCGCACAGTCAAAATCTCTAGGCCAGCCCTTAAGATTGATACTCTTTAAGCAAGTTTCCCCGGTTAGCACGTCTTTGCTCACCGATTTGCGCATATTTGTTAGTTTTATTATTTCTGACATTTTGTTTTCCTTTTTTGTTGTCATTGTATGTAAAATGGTTTTTTAACCAAGTGCGCCACTGCCTATTAAAATCAGTAGACTCAGTTTTATTGTCTATGTGAAATTCTACAAACTTTTCCAGCTCTAACTCATAAACATCTTTGCTCATATGATCACGCACCATCTGAGCTGTCTTAGTCGTCGCATTTAATGTTTTTGGCCTCCAACCACTGTATAGTATATTATTAATAATTGGTTCTAATTCTGGTTCTGGTTCTTGGTTCTGGTTGGCACGCCTTATGGCCTTATCGTCTACAAGCCTGTTGGCGCTATCTTTTTGTTTATATTTCAATGCTGTAGCTGCTCCCCCTTTTTTAGCTGCTTTAACTTTTATTTTATACTTGCTGTCACTTTTCTTATATTCTTCTAACAATCTTTTATTTGCATACTGCCCTTTTATGACAATAAAAAACTCATCTAAAATTGCTAACAATATAGCTTTATCTTGCTCTGATCTAATAAGCATTTTTCTAGCAATCCATTCAATGTCTTTTGGAATAGTGCAGCCCGGTGTAGTCCAACACAGTGATAGTAGTCTATTGTATGCGCCAAACTCTGCTAAAGTCAGGTGCATTGTTTTAAATCCCATGTCTTTCGGGTAGTAGTTGAAGTATGGTAAGCTCATTTTATTTTCCTTTTTTACAGTTTAATTGTAATCGCATATAGACAATTACGTCAATATCTTTATTAATATGTGTGTCTGCTTGTTTTCCTCCCCGTATGTGCAGACAACTGGGCAGTAGTTTTTAATCCTTTCTACTGCCCTTTTTTATTTAATACACTTCTAAAATTGTTATATTATGCACAGCCTTCATGAGCTTCTTTATAAGCCGAAACCTAGGCATTCTAGCAGTTATAGGTGATTTAACATCTTCCACTATTAATGTGCCTTCTTTATTCCTGTATTGGCTGTCAGCAGTATATCTACATATCTTCTGGTCATTAACAAGTATCTGATAGACTGGATGTATCTCCAAGTCTGTTATCTCACCATCTTTCAATCTTTGTTTGTTGTGCAAGTATCTCGCGTGTTCCCGCTTGCTGTCAAATGTCATACCATCGTCTTTAACTTTAACCGCGTTGTATTTGTTGCGTTTATACATCAATCAATTTCCTTTATGTTAGGTTTGTAGCTGTCGCCAAATCCACGCGATTGTATTTTTGTACGACCTTGTATTTTTTTCTTAGGCTTCTGACTTTTCTTCGTAGACTTTGTTAGGCTTCTGACTTTTTTGCGGTTAGCCGCATCTCTCCTATCTTTAGCGAGGGCGCAAGGCTTAACACACCAGAGCGCTATATTAGATTCCTCATTTTTGCCCCCAAATGCCCTTTGCACCAAGTGTTCAATTCTTATACTCCGCTGTTTAAATTCTAAGTCCCTCCCACAGCCACAGCCACACTTACCACATTGCTCGAGCGCTATCTTGGCATACAAATAATTCGGTATTGTGCGATATTTGACGTAATCATCACAATCACTAAACCTCATCTAACAATCTCCTAAGTGCATCTGTTGTTTCTTGATTCACAAGTTTCTGCCAGTGATGTTGTGATCTCGTATCTTTTCTGCGCTTTGCCCGGTGCAGCATCATCCTTTTAAAATACGGATGCTCAGTATAAAAAGACTCTACACCATTTTTATTATATTTCTGAATTTTCATTTTATTATCCTTTATTTAATCTTGCAGACAAAACTGTCCAAGCTTTAGCTGCTGTTGCAGGAACAACAGCATTTCCGAGCATTCTGATGCGGTCTATTCTATCTTTCTTAATATCAGTTGTTCTAGGCGTAACACCCTCCCAATCCCCTGACCAATTATTTTGCCATACATTGCTATTGCCATCCAATGCAGTCCAACCATTTGGCACACCCATTAGTTTTTCCACCCAATCTGGATTCAAATGACCAGTGCATACAGACCTTCCTCCTGACTTGTTTACTATCACAGTTAACAGTGATTCCTGAGTTCCATTCTTCGTTGAGTCGCTCCTATCTTGATATCCTAGTCTTGCCTCATGTGCTGACGGTGTAGGCCAATTAACCTTGACTGCATCTGCTAATTTAGCACCATACCAGGCGCTGTCTGGGTCTTTGCTGTGTTTTGATTTGTATTGTCCATTAACTATTTCAGTTGGGTAGCCACCTCCTGTTGCGTCAAATACTGTGGCTGTAGGCCAATTAGCCATGACGGCATTAGGTAATGTATCTAAAGGATTATTTTTTCTCTGTTGTCTGCCTTTTCCTGATAAACCTTTATAATCTCTGGTGGCTGGTGTCGGCCATGATGAATACTCTCTTTCTCTGGTGGTGTGCGCCAACTTCACGCGCACTGAATATTCCCCACGCTGAATCAACACCATCTTCTTCCAAGTCGCTAATGACTGTGGACAGTCCAAGCGATATGTGACCTTCGACGTTTTCGAACAATACTCGATTAGGTCTAATTGCTTCCATGTGTTTTCTGATGTATGGCCACAAATGTCGGGGGTCGTCTTTTCCTTGTCTTTTTCCTGCTTGTGAAAATGCCTGACATGGATATCCTCCAGTGATGATGTCAACTTTTTTTCGAAAGATTTGCGCTGGGAAG